TTGTTACGTTGTAAAATGTTGTTGTAGATAATGTTGAACCTGTTTGCAAGGCTTGTATCGCTGAAACGTTTATTGATGTGATGTTGGCGTTGCCGCCTGCTGTAATATCCGCCATTGTTGCAAACACATTCGTACCGTCTGGACTATTAGCTCCGTTTATCGCTGCTAATTGGTCGGCTGTTAATTGCCCCGCTGCTAAATCTGCAATTGCTTGTGTTGTTGTTTGCTTAGTTACACCATCTTTAACAACTGGTACTGGTTCTGTACCATCTAATGCACCTGCTGCGGGTAGTAAACTTATTTTTTCATCTGCCATTATAACTGTATTTTAAAACCGTTTTCTTGCAATAAGTAAAATCCATCTTCTAATAAAATAAATGACGATTCAATAATAATATTTTGCAACGTTGCAGGTTTTTTCTTTTGCAAATATATTGAAATTTTGTTATTGTTTATTTTGTTTCTGCGAATTTTAAAAGTTATACCATTGGCGTCTAAATTGTCGAAACTTTCAATATTATTATCAATCAACAACACATTCATTAACTCAAATATACCATAAGTCATTGAACAAATATCATAAATGCTTTGCCCGTTTTCTCCAGTTATGTAAATAAATTCTGATTGATCAATTGCAGCTGTTGAAATCGGGTTTGGTGTAATTTTTCTTAACTCTGGGTAATAAATTAAATTTATACCGGGCGTTGGATAAACAGAAAAATCTAAACCATTATCAACGGCTAATTTAATTGCAAATGATGCATCGCCATATAAGTTAGCGCCAAGGTCATAAATACTTTGACCGTATTGAACTTTATAAGTTTCTGCTAACATTTGATTTTATAGTAAATTGATTTGTGCCAGGTACATCAATAGCCCTTAAATTTTCAATTGTAAAACCATCAGCTGTTAATTGCACACGTCCAATGCTTTCAATTTGTTGTTGCTGCCCGCTTGATGATTCATAGGTTTCTATCCCAACTCCGCATGTTGGATATTCTTTCCAGTCACCAGGTGCTGAAATAAAAATATCAAGCACATGTTGATTATCTGAATCTGCCAATACAAAATCACCGTTTCTGAAAACAAAATCTGAATCGGTACCTATTAAAAAATCCTTAGCTGTTGCCATGTTTTACTTTTGTGTTTTCAATTTGTGAAATATTTATCTGTGGCAATATAACTGCATTGAAAGCAGCCAGCGATACACCGCCATCAATAGGAGCATACCCGGCCATCAATGCTGTTACTGCTAATTTCAATGTGTTAATCTCTGTTTGCAGGTTGTTTAATGCTGTACTGTTTACGCCAACTTTTACCAACCCCCCAAAATTATCACCATGCAATTTAATACCATCTTTGTCAATAAAATATTCACATTCTCCAATTGTTATCCTTGCTTTTTCAAGATCAGAAGATTGAACTAAAAAAGCGGGTATTTTTGTTGCAAGTGCTATTTTAACTGTACTCCCATTTGCAGGGTATAAAACAATACCATCATTGGGGACCGCACTAACTGAAACGCCTTTTATAAATTCAGTATCAAAAGTTAATTTAGCCTCGTCCACTTCACTTGTAACAATAGTATCAACTACCTGCAATATTTGAATATTGTAAGTGCCCGCCAATCGTTGTATCGCCTCTGCTATTTGTGCGCTTTCCTTAGACATCAATTCTAGTTCCTATTGTTATTACTTGCCTATAACCACCAACTCCAAAATAACGCTCAATTGCATTAACTATATATGTTCCGTTTCTATCTGGCATATTATCATCAATCAGTGTCACGCTATCTCCATGCTTTACAAATGGCAACCCAAATACTGTAAACGTTCCCTCTAATCCTTCGTAAATTACGTTATTAATATTTTCTTTTACAAGTTTTTTTAATTGGTCCTTTGTTGCTGCTAAAAAGTTCAACGTCCTTATTTCACCTTGAAATCCTGCAGGCTTTTCATCATAAATATTTAAAATACCCTTATTCCAAACAGCAAATTGTTTTATTTTCTCGATCTTATATTTTGTGGTGCCCCTTTTTGTAACTCCATTTTCAACTGATTGCTTTTGTGAATACACTTGAACGCCCACAACGACATCATCCTTTCGCTTATATTCTAAAGTATCGCTAATAATATTATACTGAAACTTAAATTTATGGTTGGTCCTGTCATCTGGAAAATATGTAGCAACTGAGCATCTTAACTCATTTCCTCTGAACCAACTTTGAACATAATAGTTTTTTTTAAGATCAAGTAAAACCTCGGCAACTGTTTGATTTTCGGTTATGTATTGATCGCCTATATTATTCGAAATATTATCACCAGAAACTTTTGTTTTTAAAGTAAAGCCCGTGCCTTTAATTAATTCAGCAACCATGGTTTCAATTGTGTAACCAATCCATTGTTTATTTGGTGCTGCTGTTTGTTGTAACTTATACATGTTATCCATCAACTCAATTTCTAAAGGTGTTGATGAATGAACTTGAGAAACATAACCATTAAAAACATTATCAGTTACTAATATTCTTTTTTGTTGGACCGCATCGTAAAAATAATAACCAATTGTTATTGAAATAGCATCGCCACGTAATAATATCGGACTTGTATTTGTTTGACCGCTTATATTCTTGCCGTTCCATGAAAACAAATTGCCATCCTTATCTCTAAAACTTAATTTTTGCGGCACAATAAGTTTACCAGTATCAGATAAATTAAACCATGTCGAAGTCATTTCAAACTCATTCAAGAAATTGAACTCAAATGTATTTGTTCTATCCGGGTAACTTTCGTTAGGGATTTGTGTAAATTTTATGCTACTTTTTAAATCGAGCATTATTGTCTGTTTAAGTCAACAATAAAATCTGTATCACTTACGGCCTCAATTTCAAAAAACTGTGTTGAATAACTGCCATCTCGCTGGGGCAAATTAAACGATTCGATTACTATTTTGTAAATTCCAATCATATTAAGGTACCAACTATTTACACTTAACTCAATTGGGGCATTGCCCATAACAATAAGGTTATTTACGCTATTTACATTGGCATTATTTACACTATTGCCATTTAAGGGGTAACGATCTTTTGTGCCAGAAATAACACCTTTAATCGAAATATTATAATCTCCATTGCCTATAAACTCCTTAACCGTTCCGCTTCGACCTTGTACTGGTGTTTTTACAATGTTTTTTGTTTGCGTTACTACAAATAGGCACGTATCAAATATCAAATCTTGAAATTGAAATCTTTTACCATCCAACTCGTACTCATCTGCTTGCACTTCTAAATTTGAAAACACTTTATTACCTAATGATTGGCCAACACCCAACTGTCTATCATCTGCCAGCAACGCTTGCGGCATACCCGCCTTGTAAAACTCAGTACCAACCGCTTGAATTATATATTGCTTAGTAATTGCATAAGCAGCATTGCCCACTACTTTAAGCGGGTTGTAAGGTGTAATTATAATTTCTTGTACTGCCATTATTTCGCTACTGGTTCAATTCGTGAAACATCATTAAGTGCATTTAATAGGGCTTTCGCTGTCACATCACCAACTTTATTTACAAAGTCTTTTGATGCACTTGCAACCTCCACTATTTGCGTTTCAATTAATTTTCCAAAGGTAACATTTATTTGTGTATGCAAAGGCGCAACCGCTTTTTTTGCCATTTGAGCATCAACTTTTGCGGCTTGCTCCGCTGCTGTTGGTTGTGCTTTCTGTGGGGTTTGTTTTAGTAACGATATTTGACCTTTTACTTCATCAAGTGCGCCTAATACTGTGGCACGTTTACGGCTGAATTCTGTTTCGTTAATTTCTTTTTGATTGTAGGCCCTGCGAATTGCGTTCAAATGATTTGTTAAATCAGTTTGTTTTTTAATAGCAATACTCATCGTTTCCGATGGTGTTTTTACATACAAATCATAAATTGCACGTTGGTATTGTTGTTGCTCCGCTTTCCCGCTAGCCTCAAAAATAGCCATTGGGTTAAATGAGCCTCTAAATTGTTTTGCTTGGTACTTTGCAAAATTTTCTTCTTCAACATTTGATTCAGCAAATCTCCTTTGAAAAAAATCCACCATTCGATTGGTGAATGTGATTGTTTGAGCAATTATCCCTTGTTGCGATTTCCCAATATTAACCTTTAATTGTTCCCAGTTATCAGACATATTACTCAATTGCCCTCCAACTGTTTTAGATTGCTCGGCCATCATATTAAAGAACATTCCACCGCTTGACGTCATTGATTGAAATGCCTTTTCAATATCGTTAAAACCAACTTTGCCATCTTCAACAAGTTTCATTACTTCACTTTCGGTAACTTTGAATTGTTTTGCTAATTCGTGAATTACTGGAATTCCACGCGTTGGCAATTGCCTAAT